CCCCACACTGCGAAGACAAGTGTAGTGTGGGTAGAGGGATGTTTTCCTCTTGTGGGTATGCTACTATGTTAGTAGCATTTCGGCAGCCGCCTTCCAGCGACTGCCTAGGGGATCTTTAGCCCCTACCGCGTCCAAGTCACTCCATGAAGAGGTGACCCGGCGACGGATTTTGAACCTAACACGATCAGATCTGATCGTGATACGTCCGTCCCTAATAAAACCTCCAACTACACTTGTCAACAGTCCGTCAGGGTTAAAGAAGATTTTCCTCTTCTGACCCCTAGAAAGCGGATAGTTTCGAAGTTCATCAGCATCGGTCGGGGGACGAAACGACATCGGACGGGCAGAAAGGTAGCGATAAATAACGCCACCTGTATGCTTATCTAATGGCATCCCTGGAGGCGCGATTGGGACCTTAATACCCTCAGCATCACCGGCATCTAAAGGAACTGGCAAGAAATCTACCAGAGTCCTTAAATACTTGATGGTGCCATAGAGCATTATGCCCGACCTCGCACTCCACCTTACTAGACGATTGATGATGGAGTAAACATCAGCGCTTGTAGAGAGGTGCTTCATATACACTCCCCGGATATCTCTACCCCGGAAGTAATCCCCTCCACAAGACTCACGGAAGTGTCCAGTATTAAATGACTTGTCATCATTTACCTCGAAACCAAAAAGCTGCAGAGCACGTACGATGAAATCATAGCTCTTACGAACTACGATAATATCATCGCCGAATACTCCGAAGTTCATGGTCTTTGAGGAACGGTCCACGAGCGGAATGCTCAGAATACCGTAGCTGGCCACAACTATGCTCGCGAATAGTATCGTCTGCAAAGGGAAAGTAAAACCATTCCCCATGCTCGATACCATGTGTAACTCAACCCTCGTGCCATCTGGAAGAATGACACTTGGACTCCTTGTTCGTTCGAGCCATCTATACACATATGACGGCAAGATATCACGAAGGAGATTGAGAGACACACTGTCTGACGCGCATGACAGATCGATGGTCCCAAAAGAACCATCGATACTACCAAGTTGCGCCATCCTTCTATTGATAAACTGCTGCGTCGCCATTGAATGTTTCCAACGGTGTAGCAGCTGTCCCTCAATAAAGGAACCGATTCCTTTCTGGAAAAGCATATTCAGATTGGGCTCGGTGCAGATTGTACGCGAGATTGCTGACGTTTTAGGAACAAAGGAAAGACGGTTACCTTCCACTATAGCGTGCCGTACATGGTTTTCACGCGCAATTTCAGCGAGATTCCAAGTCGGCCAGTCAACTATAGCGCACCGGTAATCCCTGTAAAGACGTTCGCTTGTGCTAGTGAGGTTCGAATCGAATAGCTTTGTATAAAAGTTATCCGAGACAACCCCTCTACTAGCTCCCGGGCCTGTCATCAGACCTCCAGAAATCGAAGAGAGGTCCAACGTCAAGTTCGGGCCGTCGTGGAAATACGAATCCATGAGGCTTTTGACCTCATTGATCAGTACGTCCTGAAACAATTGCTGTGGATTCAACGCAAAACTCTTACATCGCTCGTTACTTCGAATAAAAAGTCCGAGCGCTTTCGAGTCCGCGTCAGAAGATTTCGAATCCTCAAATTTCTTGAGGAACGAATTCTTCAACCAGAGCGATTGTGCCGACGATAGATCCATATCTGATGTAAGGATATGGTCTGTCTTGGGCAAGTCGTCCTGAAGGTGCTGAAACGCAGTAGCAAATGATTGCATACTCACGCTCCTTTGGTGGTCTTATCCCGGATTCTGGATAACTTTCGTAATCCATGGGCCACAGCTGATGCCTCCCGCAGTAATACTGCAGTAGACACCAACATAAGCCGTCCAGATTAAGACCGCTACGACGAGGGTAATAAAACCACTGGTCTTCTTCACGGTACCGTCATCACCTAGCCGTTAGGCTAGGCAACTCCTGTAACCAAGGTGTCACCTAATCCAGCAGACAGCTGGTTTAGGGCACCAACGAGCAGCGAAATTGCTGCCCGAAGGTTTGCAGGATCCGCAGTGTCCGAGCCCGCCGGAATCTCCAGCATGCAGCGTACCGTCATCACTGACGATGGCTGCCCTGCCAGAGGGATCGCTCCTTTAGCGATCTTAATCAGGTGGGTGTTTTTCGGCACGCTTTGGAGACGACCCGTGACAGGATGCACAGTGCCGAGACTTTTGTAAGTCTTCGGCCTCACGTAGAGAAACGTGAATGGGTCCGATGTTGAATGGACCCTAACACCTGCTTGCGTACCTCCGAGGGCGGTTACAGCGTACTGCTTACCGTTCGTGTCCAAAGCGATATCGGACACGTGCGTGTAAGTAGGCGATGTGAAGCCCGTCTGGGCTCCCCCGGTAACGGGAGAGGTGAGTGCTACAGCCATTTTGGCCACCTTTCTTTGTAGTTGTGGAAAGATTCCTTATCCATAAAGTAGGACCCCTGACTCAGAAACCGTTTAATGGACACTAGAGTTTCCTCTAACGTCTAGAATTCGGTTAAGCCTAGCCGTGATAACTTTCGTTGAAACGGCATCAGCAAAGAACTCCGCCATATCAGAGTATTTAACTCCGGTAAGGCGAAGTCGCTTCTGAGCAATGGTAACCAGATGATCCACATACTTCATTCTCTGATCAAGGGTGTTTTTGTTTGTCCACCCATAGAGGCCACCGCCGCTCTTAATCATCTCAAGAGCTTCGCTGACTCCATGGAGCAGCCAAACGAACTTCACCGCATCGACCCAAAGGTCGAAATCTTGACCAAGGTCTGAGGCATGAGAACCATCTTCTCGTTTCATTCCGTGCGTCTCTTCGTAGGACCAAAAGTCCCCACCTGAGGCGTTTAGGAAGTCAACGAGCTCTTCGTCATGGGACAGCAGACTGACTAGGTACTCACCATGGTTCAAAAGTAAACATTTTGAATCCTGCTGATCCCTCGTCGGAAAGATGTGACCACGACGAATCAGCGTTCTGCGCAACGTGTCGACAGTCGCTAGGTTACTCATTTGTTTCTCCCTACTATTTAAGGAAAGGTTGAAGAGGTTTCCCGCCAGCTACTAATGCAGCGATGTTCAACCACTGCATGTCCACTGGTAATCGGAAGGCCAGTTCGGGTTGTAATGACCCAGCATAGGCCCCACGAGAAACCGTACGGTAGCTCGATTGCACGTTTGATCCAATGTCGCTTGAGGTTAGATACAAAGCCGAGAGCGGATTTCATTGCAGGTATATCGAGATGTATGCTGTCTTCTTGTTTAGAGATGACAGTATTAACCTCGGTAACCCACGCTGGACCGTTAAAGGTATTTGCGGCTGCCTCAATCACGTCTCCTACATTAATAAAGTAGTCGACGAGAAAGCTCCAGGGCACTAGTTCCCAAACTTGAGCAGGGACGTCTTCCCAGTTTAAACCACTGAGTTCCGCTAACCTGCTAGCTTGTTGACCTAATGTCTCGGGGCTCGCTAACCTGGTGGACCACGCGCCATACAAAATACAAACTGAAGTATTAGACACCAATCTAGTCCCCGTATAAACGAGGGTGTTGAATGGGTCTAAACTACAGAATGTAGTTATATTGGCGGTCGTGACAGGCACTATATCTTCGCCATACGCTCGAAACTGTTGACGCTGTAAAGCGTCGCGAGTAGCGACTCTGGCTAAGGCAAGTGCACCGTCCCTGACATCGGATAGTAATGGTTTCCACCCGAATGTTAGTTCCAACCAGGAATCAGCCACGACCTTTGCAAAGTTTTCGCCCTTACTTCTTAGGTAGCCTCGTTTCCTGAGTTGCCTCAGACGAGAGCTGAACCTTCGGGCTTTCTGTTGCATAGACTTGGCTGGCTTGGCTACCATCCCGATAGTTTTCATAAGCTCTCCGGCAAAAACGCCGCCTTGAAATTGGCGGCGCCTTGCTGTGAAAGTCTTCTGTAGCTGTCGTATGGCAATCGCACGTGCTGCAGCCATAGAGGAAGACCCAACGTGGGTGGACATAGAGATGGGATGATT